TGCGCATCCATCTGATCTTTTTGAGCTTTACGCTGAACTTCTGCCTGTTGAATCTGCAGTTTCTGCATCTCGGCCTGCATGATCGGGTCTTGTGCGTTTTGTAGTGCTTGTTGCTGTGCAGCAGCTTGTTGGCTTTGTGCCAACACGATCTGTGAACCTTCTGCGACCATCTTGGAGATCTGAACTTCCATCTCTTTTGGAATTATGTCGTCCGGCGCTGGCAACGGTGTGCCAATCGCATCTTGAACTTGACGGCGGTACAAAAACCCAAGGTGTTCAGCAATATGCGCCTGTAGTGCAGCCATCATTACTGACGCCTGGGGATTTTGTCCGACTAACTGCGCGACCGCTGGGTCGTTAATCATATTCATGTGTGTCGTGATATGCGCCTGATGATCCTGATACATAAACGCTTTCAACGGCTTCATCTTCAGCGCGTTCATGTTTTCTGTGATCGGATCCTTCGGTTTCTCATCATCTTCCATAGGCACAAGCTTGGCAGCGTTGCGTATTCCCAACACTTCTAACATCTGGCGATGCAGGGCAGGCATGTCGTAAATCTGCGGTGCTGTCTGTGACAGCTGGATCACTGCCTGATACTGCACAACCCTTTGAGACATTGTGGCTGCGTTCGGATCAGACACAGGGATGATCTCCACCATGTCGTAATCAGAACGTTTGGCTTTGCGAACCCCAGTCTGTGGTTCGTAATCATAATCATCGTCCGTGTAGTCACGGATAATGTTAGACAAAAGCTGCAGCTCGTGTTTGAACGCGTAATGAACCCGAGCCTGTACTGCCGACATCACCTTAAGCATGCGCTCCAGAAGCGCAAGAGTCGTGCCAACTGGCGCCTGAGCGCTCATGTCGGAAATCTTCATATCTGCCGTAGCAGCAAACCGACGGCCTTCTTCTACAATTGTTCCCAGTAACTGATATAGCGTAGCGCTGGGTTCTTTGTAGGGGAGGGGCAAAATGTTATCTCGCAGTGCACCAGAGCCAATATCCACATCTCTAAACTCCCCTGGTGCGATGGGGGTGTCATCGCCTTTGATCCGTAGCCCTCTGGCTTTTAACCCTCCTGGCAGATTGGAAAGCGTACCAGCATCCACCAACTGCCTCATTATCGACGTAGCTGACTTGGCAAACCCGCCAATCAGGTGAAAAAGCCCAAAGCCATAGAACCCAAACCCAGGGATGTACACGTAGTGCACAAAGTGATCCCGACGTTGTTTTGTGTCGTCGTCTTCGTAGTAGTTACGGCGTACGGCTAGTACCTCGCCTGTGCCTTCTACAACCGTGACCACATAAGGGATGGCTATGCCTGTGGGTTTGCCGTCTTCCTTGTCTTCGTACCCCGGCAGGTCTAAGTTGACGTGTGCTTCATACAGTATGTAGCGGTCGTCGTTGTTTGACGACATGCCACTTTCTTTATCTTTTTTCTCCTGCAGTTCGTTTTTAGTTCGTGACGGCTCACCCAAATCTACATCTAAATAAAACCCCGCTACCTGTAGTTTGCGTATCTCGTTTTTGGTCTTGTACATACGGTGCGTTACCCGCTCCGCAGTCTCCATACTGACCGTACCGTAGGCCACAATGATGTCTTCGGCTGGAACAAACACAGAAGTCTGGCGCTCCAGAGACGGATCAAAGTACACCTTTTTAAACGCCGACCCCGTAGCAGGCAGGTTCCACAGCATCCGCTCGTGCTCCATACGGAACTCTGGCATGCGTTCTGTCAGTTCGTAGTTCATGTCTTCTTTAACCCGAGCCGCAGCTTCTTCCTTCTCCCGTGTATCTTTGCCAAGGATCTTTGTCTTTACCGGCCCCTGGGCAGGGAATGTCTCCATGATGGTTTCACTTTGGAACCGCACCACGGCTTCTGTAATCATGGGGTGGAACACACCACAGGCGCCGTCCCAGGGTTCTGTGCGCTCTTCGTATTTCAGGCCCAACAGAATTAGCCCTTCTTTGTAGGTTTTCTCCCAGTCTTTTCGGGAATCTAAGTCGTTGCGAATATCTTGGAGTAGATCGCCACCCAAAGAATCTAGTTCTGCTGGCTCAATATCTTCTGCCAAGTTAGCGTAAAAATCGGACTCGCCTTCTGGCTTAATTAAAATCTCTAAACCACCAGCTTCAATCTTTACCGACTCTGGATCTTCAATTTCAATTTCAATCTCTGGCTCGCCTAAAGTATCTTCGACATCTTCTACGATGCCACGCGGGGCTTGATACAGTGATTTTTCAATAGACATATTGGTTCCTAGTAGTACGCCGCCCTGCGGCTTTTAAAGAATCTTGGCTCATCAGCCTCGTCACTGGGCAGTGTAATAAACCCACCATTTCTAAAGCGTAACAGGGCCTGGGTCATGGTGTCTACGTAGTCATCATGCTCACCAACAGGAAACGCCACAATTTCTTCAATCACATCCCGTGCCCACCGCGTATCCGGCGCCCACACCGACCCGCTTGCAAAAAGGTCTGAAACTGCGTTAACCCTGGCTATCTTATCGTTGCCCCGGCTTGGCGTAAACTCATCTACCGGTATGCCCATCCTACGCAATTCTTGAATCAATGGTGCGCCTGCGGCTTTTTTTTCTACTAAGAACGCATCTGGGTTCCATTCTTTCCATTGCTTAAACGCCACCTCTTTTAACTCTGGAAACTCCATCCGGTCTTTAAACGCGTCCAACAGTATAAGGCTGGGCCTGCTGCTCTCTTCTTCGTTATACCACACTCCCCAGGTTGTGCAGGCTGTGTAGTCAGCGGTTGTCTTGGCCTCGTGCGCCGTATCCCAAGACTGAATAATGAACTCGCACGAAGGTGGATCTTCTGGTTCCCAGATTCTCCAGTGTTGTCTTTTGATAAACGCAGCCGAATCTAAGGTCGGCTGCTGCATGTACTGGGCGTTCCAATACCGTGGGTCCATCGCCATTTTTTTGGCTTTTAGCTGGTCCAAGGGCCACTGCTCAGGCCAGAGCGACTTCTCGCGCTCGGTGTTTTCAAACATTATGGCTGGCAGCTCCACAATTTCCCAGGGTTCTGCCTCTGGGTTTCTCGCCTGAAACGCAAGCAGCCGCCCAGTTAAGTCCACCAATGACCATCTGGTCATCACAACGATGATGCGCCCCCCAGGCATTAAGCGCTGCAACGGCCCTGTTTGGAACCACGACCATGCATTATCAAATGTCGCCCTACTGTTGGCCTTTATATCTTGTTCAGAATGTGGATCGTCAATGACAAATAAATCAGCACCACGACCAGCCAACGCTCCTCCCACGCCCACTGCGTAATACTGACCACCAGCCGACGTAGACCACTTGCCTGCTGCTTTTTGATCATCTGCCACGACTGTGCCGGAAAATATGGTTCTGTATTCATCGGACTCAATCAAATTACGCACTCTTCTACCGAAATCTTCTGACAACCCAGCGGTGTGCGTTGCCATAATAATCTTCTGATCTGGGTACTGCCCTAAAAACCACGACGGAAACAAATAAGAGGCAAACTCTGACTTCCCCATACGTGGCGCAATATTGATAATTACCCTCTTTTTTTCCCCAGAAGCCACTGCTGCAAATATTTTTGCCAGTTTTCTGTGGTGCGCCCCTTCTTTAAACCCCGGATAGACCGCGTTTGCAAAGTCAAGCATGCTTGATCGGGCATTTTTTATCTGCAGGCGGCGCTGCTGCTCTTCTAGTTCTTCCAAAAAGTCATACTTCTGCTGCGGCGTCATGCTTGCCAGCAGCGTTTGGATCTCCATATCACTCAGCCGGTTCATTTTCTTCTACGTCCGTGACATCTTCGTCGTCTTTGGGGGCCTCAATCGTGTTCTGGATAATCAAAAGCTTCTGTTTTATGCGCTCATCAAGCTCAGAGTCAGACATTTCAGTCTTTTTCATTTCAATTCTGTCCGTAAATAGCCCCACCTCTGTCACGCGGCCCAACATTTCCAATGCTTTTAGCCGAATTCTGGCGTCTGGGTGATCCGTTTCCTCCAAAATCTTCGCCACCGCCATACCCCTAATCTCTTTGGCCTGCTCCACAAACGCCCAGTCATAGGCCGTGAGCATCCCTACCAGCTTCTTAACCGCCGGGGGTACAGTAATTTTCTGAATCGCATCCTTTGCTTCGGTTGGTGTTGCCACCAGGGCCTTGAAAGCATCTCGGGCGTGTCCTTCTTGGGCGGCTTGCAGCACCTCTTCATCTGTTTTTGCGCCCAACTCTTCTAACCACTGTGTTGTTTCAATCTGCCCTTGCAGCAGATCTGTTGCTGATAGTATTTTTTCAGACGTAAAGCCTTCCTTAGGTGCTGTCAGCACCTCAGGCTCATACTCAATCTCCAATAAATGCTCTAACACGCGGGGGGCTCCCGAAGCTTAGACTTGCGCCTAGGTGGGGTGAGTGTATACTCTTCTTGTGTCGCCCTGCAAGGGGCTTCATGGTGTATCTCCTTCTGCCGGGCTTGACCCTGGCTTCACCCCCGTTGAGTGCCCCCCGTGCTCCGGGGGATTTTTTTGTCTAGTGTTGTCTAAAGTTTGACAATATCCATATAAATTTTTAGAAATATTTTGTAGGGGTGGTGTGCTTACACAGGGGAATTTGAGCAAAATTTGACAAAGTTGGTGGTGTGGGTGACGAACACTGTTCTTGCCGCGTCGTCGCACCCACGCAATACAGGTGGGCCACCCTACGGTGGGGTCGCTAGGAAACGCAAAATCGCCGAGTTGATGTACCTACTATGGTAAAATATAGTTGTCGTTGGGGGGAGATCTCCGATGACCCACACATGGCAATCCCGCGATGTGTGGTTTGCAACACTTGTAGCAAACTTACTAAGGAGAAACATCACCATGAAATACAAACTTGAATGCCAGACCTACGGGTCGTACCTCAATGCTGGTGCGGCGATGCGCGATGCTATTGCCAAGCATCTACGGAAGGACAACTCATTGCCGAACGATCTGGTGGATGAGTTATCCGCAACACACGCCGCGCATTACTGCGAGAAGACAGGCTTTTGTATCGCGGAGAAGAACGCCGATGGCGCGTGGAAGTTTAAGGACGCGGAAGGCAAGCGACACGCATCCGCGCAGGCGCAATGGGATCGCACGATTGACCCTCATCACAAGCGTGTGCGCAGTTCACGCGGTGGCGCTCATGCTTCATTGTGCAAGGATCCAGTCGCCGAGCTGTTGAATGCTTTCTACGATCTCACGGCGAAACAGCGAGCAGAGTTTCTTGCTCGTGTTAAGTAGTTTTACGCAAGCGCAGTCACGGGGACGGGCGCAGGAAGGTCTGCGCCTATTCCTAACATCTTTGCAACATCTGTTGCAAACCACGAAGTAACCAACGCAGTAACCACAAACCTACCAACAGGAGAAACATCATGTCAAAAACCTACAAAGACTCACGCGACTTCCGCGAACTCTTAAAAACCACCACCCTCGGCAAGGCTCTTATTCGGGCATACAAGCGGAAGCTACGCGAGGAGAAGTACCGTATCGATCCCGCATGGAAGAGCGGCTTAGAACACCGTCTAGGTCGCGACAATTAGCTTTGCTACATCTGTTGCAAACTCCCCTACTTACTTTGCTTATCTGTAACTTCTTTATGGTAAGTAGGGGTAAAAAAAGGCTTTCGCCAATAGTCCACTTAAAACCACTACTGTCAACCCTAGTGGGTCAGCGCAAACGGCGCGCAGATGTCCTGCGTCCAGAAGTGCGTCAATAATAATAAATATAAATAAATTTATTTATGTATGT